ATTAAAAATAATTATTCAAAGAAAGAAATATCAAACGAAATGAAATGAGTTTGACGATGAGCGTTAGCTCTTCGAAGAAACATTAAAATGTTTTACGATTCTTTCCACTTGCTGTTTCATATGCTTGTTTTTCTTTTTCAACTTTTGCATTCATTTCATCCTTGATCTCTTCTAGATGAGGTAAAGTCATGTTGTACATGTCTTGCACAGTGTAACTTCCTTGAGAATACAATGCTAACTGGTTTACTAATTTTCTGATATCTTTTCGTTCTTTGTTTTTGTATTCAACCAGTTGTTTTACTTGTTCTGCTGTTTCGCAGCGGGCCAGTTGTTGTTGAAAAAAAAAGCTGGGTTAAATTCTATTGAAGATTTGAACGTCTTGCCGCACTCTTCGTTACTACACGTAAAATCATATGAGTTTTCAATTCCGTTTTGGTTTATTTTACCACTGGCTTTGATTAGTGCGTCAACATTACGTTTGGTTGAATTTTGTAACCACTGTAAGATATGTGTTAGATCACTGACTTTAGTGCCGTCTGGCAATTGAACATATTCAATGTTGTCAGCAAGTATAGCAAACTGTGCGGCAGCTGTGGTTTCAACACTGCTCATATACATTTCTTTCATTTCTTCTGGAATTACTTCGTCTTTGCCCAAGCTAGCAAGCATTTTTGTAGTGTTTACAGCTTTGATTCTGTTTGCTGCAATGCTTTTTAGTGTGTTTGGTTTAAGAGAAACTGTTAATCCGTCATTGAGTTCAACTTCTAAACTTTCTTGCTTGACTAAAATTTTACTCAAAGCCATTGCTAGATCAACTTCGTATTCGTTGTGTTCTCCGCAGTGCTTGCAATCTGTATCCACTCTCATTTTGTTGTCATAAGTGGCTGCACGACTTGCTAACAGTATAACATCAACATCAGGCATAGAAATCTCATAAGGATCCTCTATATCAGGAGCGATACTTTTGAACAATTCAAACAAACTTTCGCTGTTGTACAAGCTGTCAGGAATACTCATTAAGATTTCGTCCTTGACAGTCATTGGATAAACACCAATCTCTCCGTCATCTGTGAGTTTGGGAGGGTTGGTGTACCATTTTCCTTGTGTGGGTAACTTTACATAAATTTCTTTGTTTCTGTAGAAGTTTGCTAGTGGGTTATCTGACATGTTTTTCGCCTATAAATAACAGTATATAAAAGTATTTATCAGAGTTAAGTGAGCAGTTAATGGCAGTAATCAACATTCCAATGGGAGGCAGAGCAGTACCAATCGAAGTGCCTGACTTTGCTATGGAATCAACACAACAAGCAATTTTACAAACCAGCCAGCAGATGAATGCTGCCTTGGCCCAAATGGCTGGAATTGAACAAAACACAAACATTAATAATCAGAGACTGATCAGTGCTGTTAAAGACGTTCAAAGAGAAACTCAACAAGGAAATCAACAACAAGGTAGATTTTCTAGATTAATGGAAAGAGCTTCCGTCGCCGGCGGCAATGGATCTGGATTCTTTAGAGAAGGAAGTGGACTCAACGGTATTGTAAGTGCTAGCACTGGTAAAGAATTTAGTGAACGTTTGTTCAACGCTATGGGCATGGCTAATGTGGGTTTACAAGCTGGTATGGCTATGGGTTACATGGAACAGCTGGCACAGGTTATGACCAACACCATGAGAAGTGGTGTTAATTTTGCTGATGATTTTATAGAAGTACAAAGACAAGCTGCGGGAATTGGTTTGACACTTCAACAGTTTGGAAAGATGGTTGGAGAAAATGCTGAGGCTATGATTGGTCTTGGAGAAAGCACACAAGCAGGTAGTAGAAGATTTTTACAATTTGGCTCTGCACTGCAAACTGCTATGGATCCTTTTGGTAACTTTGGTTTAAAAGCCGATGAAATGGCAATGCTACTATCTGATGAGATTGAACTCAGACGTGCTACTATGGGCATTGAAAAATTAAGAACACTGAACGAGCAAGAACTAGCTGAAAGTTTAACACAACAAATTAGACTCAGTACAATACAAGCAAGACTAACAGGTCAAGATGTTAGAGAAATGCGCAGACGTTCAATGGAAGCTAGAAGTGATCCAGTCAACGCTAGTTATTTGAGAACATTGGCCACCGAAGAACAGCGTCAAGCGTTTGGTATGATAATGGAAAACTTTAACTCGAGAACAGCTGGTGCTTTGGGTGATGTATTTGCAGAAGTTGTTCAACGAGGAGTTGTGCTTAGTGGCCAAGTTATTGATGAACGTGGTGTACTACAGGAGGCTGGTCTCAGAGATGACGCACAAGTGTTGATTGATATGTTAAGAAGCGGCGTGGGTGCTGAACAAATTAGACCTGTTATTAATCAGATATTAGATGGGTTTACAGATGAGATGGGGCCACCAGAGTTAGCATTAAGATATAGGGTTGAGAGTGGCCAAAACGACGAAAATGCACGTATGTTACTAGAAGCATTAGCTAAACGATTGAGTATTACACCAGACGCCTCTCAACAAGCAGAAAGAGATGTTGATGAAAATACACAAGCTACTAGAAATTTACTAGGTCTGAATCAACAAGTAGCAGAAATTGCAGCAAGCATGCAACAAGCTATGAGTAATTTTGTAATCGGTTTGCTTGGAGGTGATGCTAGTAGTCCAGAAGAAATTGCTGAAGGATTTAGAAAATTAGGTAGTACTTTTGTTGATGGTATTAGTAGTCCGGAATTTTTAGAAAAAACTAGAGCAGCTGGTACTATTTTTGGTGAGACAGCACTTCAGCCATTTATGAGAGCTAGCTTGTTTATGTTTGGCAATGATCCAAACGGACAAGTAAGAGTTACTGATTTTCTAGGAACATATGGCGCAGGTCTTGCGGATATACTAGGTAAAACCGAAGTTGCTAGCCTATTAAGAGGCACTACTAATATGTCCGCACTGTTAAGTGCTATGGAAAATGGACAACTTTCAACGCTGATAGGAACTGATCCAAATAGTCCAACTAGACAAATTGCTAACCAAATAGAGCAACTTGTTAACAGTCTAGGAATCAACAATGCACAAACGATTAGTAGAAGTGACATGGCACAAGTTGAAAGACTGTTGAGTGATTTAATAAACAAAATCAGCACAAGTTAACAGTTGACAAAATGAATAAATACACTATAATACAAGCAAAGAGATTCACATGAGTTGGAAAAAGCATTTTACAGTATACGGCGGGCAAAACGCTGACAGTATGAAACCTAGCAGTGCTAGCCGTTTTCAAAGTTGGCTACCGGAAGTTTACAGTGGTCAACCTAACCGCGTTGAAAGATACGCACAGTATGACCAAATGGATATGGACAGCGAGATCAATGCTGCACTAGACATTATCAGTGAGTTTAGCACACAGCTAGATGAAACAACTGGACTTCCTTTTAAAATTGAATACAAAGAACAAGCAACAGAAAGTGAAGCTAAGATCCTTGAGCAAACACTGCAACAGTGGTGTAACTTGCAAGATTGGGACAAGCGTATTTTCCGCATGTTCAGAAATACAATCAAGTATGGTGATCAATTCTTTATCAGAGATCCAGAAACTTGGGAATTGTACTATGTGAATCCAGTGGACGTTATGAAAGCTGTGGTCAACGAAGCCAAAGGCAAACGTCCTGAACAGTATATTATGAAAAATCTTGATCTCAATATGCAAGAAAAAACTGTTAGCAAACCTGTGCAACATTCACAAACATACGGCACAGTCAACAGTATGATGCGTGGTCAAGTGTTGGATCGCGGAGCATATGGCGCTAGTGGTGCTGGAGATTTCAGCAGTAGTTTAGGCAACATACAAGAATACAATGTTGATGCCAGCCATGTTATACACATGGGACTAACAGAAGGCATGGACAACAACTGGCCTTTTGGTAGCAGTATATTAGATCCAATTTTCAAAACCTACAAGCAAAAAGAACTGCTTGAAGATAGTATTATTATCTACAGAGTACAACGTGCGCCAGAACGCAGAGTGTTTTATGTAGATGTAGGCAACATGCCACCAAACAAAGCAATGGGCTTTGTTGAGCGTGTTAAAAACGAAATTCATCAAAAACGTATTCCCAACAAAACAGGTGGTGGCACAACCATTATGGATGCTGCATACAATCCACTGAGCATTATGGAAGACTACTTCTTTGCACAAACTGCTGAAGGCAGAGGTAGTAAAGTTGAAGTGTTACCAGGTGGTGAAAACTTGGGACAAATTGATGACCTACGTTACTTTACAAACAAAATGCTAAGAGCATTGCGTGTACCTAGCAGCTATTTGCCAACTGGTCCGGATGACGGAACAGCAACTTATGTAGATGGCAGAGTAGGCACAGCGTATATTCAAGAATACAGATTCAATCAGTATTGTATGAGACTGCAAGGAACTATTGCTCCTACAATGGACAAAGAGTTTAAACTGTTTATTAAAAACAAAGGACTTAGCATTGATGCTAGTTTGTTTGATTTGAAATTTGCAGAACCTCAGAGCTTTAGTCAATACAAAGAAATTGAAATTCACAATGCAAGAGCTAACGTGTTTGGTAGCCTCGAAGGTGTGCCTTACATGAGCAGACGCTTTATACTTGAGAAATACCTAGGATGGACAGAAGATGAAATCCTCAAGAATGAGCGTATGTGGGAAGAAGAGAATCAAAGCGGTGTTATTCCTGAAGGAGAAAGCATGCCAGGTCTAGGCAACGTTGGCGTGAGAGGCTTTGATATTCCAGATGGCGGAGACATTGACATAGATGTAGACGCACCAGATGTAGGTGCAGAGGATGAAGGTGCTAGCCCAATTAGCGGAGCAGAAAATGCACCCCAAGGAGATGAGAATGCGTAGTAGAGAAGTGCTTAACGAATATTACGAAGCAGAAGATAACGAATTTGCAAAGCGTGAAATAGATGACATTCGCAAGAGTAGATTAACATTAAAACACTTAAATCGTTTGAGAAAGCAGCGAGAAGTGCATAATATTGAACATGCAAGTCGTTTAGAAAAAATCAAAAAAGTCTATGCAAAACCTGCTGGTTAATCTTTAATTTTCCCTAGTTTTTTACTTATCACGACAGTCTTGTCATAAAATACCCATTTTTTGGGCCTTTTATCAAGCAAAACGTCTTGGTATGTTAAATATAGATGTAAACCATCTTGGTAAGCCTGTAATTTTTTAAGGAGAAAGATATGAGCGAACACAAGGAATCTTTAGTAAAGGTTCTTGAGTATCTTGTCAATGACGAGCAGGACAAAGCTGCGGATCTCCTACACAACGTATTTGTTGAGAAAGCCAAAAACCATTGGGCAAGTATCACCGAAGACGATGAGGTAGTAGAAGACGAGATTCAAGACGAGGATCTAGACGAAACTATCGATCTTGATGAAGCTGACGATGATAGCGAGGACGAAGAAGTAGAAGAAGCAATTGATGCTTACGATGCTGAAGAAGATTTCCTTGATGATATCGAAACAGCCGAAGAAGAAATCGAAGACGAAGAAATCATGGACGATGAGGACATGGATGACGAAGAAATGGCAGAACCAGAAATGGATTTGTCAATGGATATGGAACCAGAAGCAGAAGAAGGCGATGATGCCGCAGATGCTGAAGAAGCCATGGACAACGTAGAAGATGCAATTGCAGAACTACGTGCAGCATTTGCTGATATGATGGGCGACGAAGAAGCTGATGAAGAGCCAGAAATGGATATGGAATCAGTAGAGCCTATGGAAGAAGGCGCAACAATGACAGCGGTTAATGTGTCACACAGTGATAACAGTGACAAAGCATCACCAGTTGCAAGCAATGCAAAAGCACCAAACGATGCAAAAGCACATGCAATCGGCGGCGGAGACGAGAAGGGTAGACCTGCTCCAACTGCTAAAGATATGGGCGTTGACGGTCCACAAGAAGCAGGCGATCTAAGCGCAGCTCCAGCAGCTAAAAGCGAAGATAACAAAAGCGACAGTCCAATCAGAGGAATGAAGTAATATGTTTACACCGCTAAAAGAACACTTAACTTATAGTCAGGCACATATTGTCACCGAAGCTATCGAAGAAGCTAACGGTGGCAAAAGCCTCTATATGAAAGGTATCTTTATTGAAGGCGATGTACGCAACCAGAACAACCGTATCTATACAAAAGATGAAATTCATGGTGCTGTTAAAGCAATCAATGAAAAAATCAAAAACGGATACAGTGTATTAGGCGAAGCTGATCACCCAGATGACCTAAACATCAATTTGGATCGTGTTAGTCACATGATCACTGAAATGGATGTAGATGGTGCAAATGGGATCGGTAAGCTAAAAATCCTACCAACTCCAATGGGAAACATTTGTAAAACCTTATTGGAAAGTGGTGTTAAACTAGGCGTGTCAAGCAGAGGCAGTGGCAATGTTAACGAAAACGGCATAGTAAAAGATTTTGAAATCATTACAGTTGATATCGTTGCTAATCCAAGTGCTCCGGATGCTTATCCCGATCCAATCTATGAAAGAATTATGAATCATAGACGGGGTAATGTATTGATGGATGTCGCTAGCGCAGCAGGACACGACAACAGGGCACAACGTTATCTCCAGGAAGAGGTGACAAATTTTATTAAAAACCTGAAGTATAGGAGAGATTAATATGGCTCATGCAATAAATGAACTATTAAGCTCAAGTGCGCTCTCCGAAGAGGTTAGATCTTCAATTTCTGAAGCCTGGGATACCCAGCTAACAGAAGCTCGTGAAGCAATCACAGCTGAACTTAGAGAAGAATTTGCACAGCGTTATGACAATGACAAAGCGCAGATTGTTGAAGCTATGGATACAATGATTGGTGATGTTATCGCTAAAGAACTCGAAGAGTTCAAAGAGGACAAAGCCAAAGTTGCAGAAGATCGTGTAGCCTATCGCAAACACATGAAAGAGCATGCAAAAGTGCTTGATTCATTTGTGATGGATACACTTCGCAAAGAAATTAACGAACTTCGCGAAGACCGCAAGTTGCAAGAAACTAACATGGCCCAATTAGAAGGCTTTGTTATGGAACAACTTACAAAAGAGCTCAACGAGTTTCATGAAGACAAACGCTCACTAGTTGAAGCAAAAGTCAAAATGATCAAAGAAGGCAAGGAAGTCATTAACGAAACTAAACGTAACTTTATTGCTAAATCTGCAGAAAAAATCGAAGACATTCTTGAAAATACTATCAAGAGTGAACTTACAACACTGCGTGAAGATATTCAAACAGCCAAAGAGAATACCTTTGGACGTAAGATTTTCGAAACATTTGCAGCAGAGTTTATGAGCAGCTACCTCAATGAAGGTACTGAAGTTGCAAAACTAAACAAAGCAATGGATGAACTACAAGTTAAACTTGATGAAACCAAAGCACAAGTTGCTGAAAAAGAAGTTCAACTACAAGAATCTGCAAGAGATGCTCGCATCAAAGCAGATGTAGCAGAGCGCAAAGCTGTTATGCAAGAGATGATGGCACCGCTTAATAAGCAACAAAAAGAAATCATGGGTGCGCTACTTGAAAGTGTTAAAACAGACAAGTTACAAGGTGCATTCAACAAGTATCTACCTTCAGTATTGAAAGAAGATGCTAAACAACCAGAAAAGAAGGTACTAAGTGAATCTTCAAAAGAGATCACTGGAAATAAAGAAGCAATTAATGAATCAGCAGAAGCTGGTGCAACAGCAGAAATTATTAACCTTCGTAAATTAGCCGGTATAAGTTAAGGAGACCGAAAATGGCGCAAAACCTAATGGAAAATTGGAGCGAAACTAAAGCCGCTCTTACAGACGGTCTAACTGGAACAAAAAAGCAAGTTATGGAAACAACACTTGAAAACACTAAGTCATACCTCTCAGAGGCTATAACTGCTGGTGCAACTCAAAGTGGTAACATTGCTACCCTTAACAAGGTTATCCTTCCAGTGATTAGACGTGTTATGCCAACTGTTATTGCCAACGAGATTGTTGGTGTTCAGCCTATGACAGGCCCAGTTGGTCAAATTCACACACTACGTGTACGTTACGCTGAAACATTCGACAGCGCAACAGCAGGCGATGAAGCACTAAGCCCATTCGCAATTGCAACAGGCTACGCAGGCGATGCAGCAAGCAACCGCGGTGCAGCAACTTCAGCTCTAGAAGGTGAAGCAGGTAAAAAACTTAGCATTCAAGTTCTAAAGCAAACTGTTGAAGCAAAATCACGTAAGCTATCAGCACGTTGGACTTTTGAAGCAGCACAAGACGCACAAAGCATGCATGGTCTTGACGTTGAAGCAGAAATTATGCAAGCACTTGCACAAGAAATTACTGCTGAAATCGACCAAGAAATCATCGCAAGCCTAACAAGTCTTGCTGGTGCAGCAACAGACACATACGCTCAAGGTAGCGTAAGTGGTACAGCAACATTTGTTGGTGACGAGCATGCAGCTCTTGCAGTTCTAATCAACAAGAACGCTAACACAATCGCAGCTCGCACACGTCGTGGCGCGGGTAACTGGGCGATTGTTAGCCCAACAGTACTAACAGTTCTACAAAGTGCGACAACAAGCGCATTTGCTCGTAGCACAGAAGGTACTTTTGAAGCACCAACAAATACA